TATAATTATTTAATAAAGAGCTTCTCGCTGATTGGCGGGGGTTCTTTTTATATCACTAAAACCCTAAGCGGCGTATTATGGGGTTATCCACCGTTTATGGCACAAGGTGGTTTTGCGCCGCTTTATATCGCACATACCAGGCCGGGCGCTGCCGGGGATCCGGCCAGATGGCAAAAAGTTTGAATTTAATGGCATTCCTTCAGAAATCATTGATAAATTGACTGATAAGGACGGTAATATACGTGATGAGTTTGTTGCTTTTGGAGGATATTTATATTAACCCAAAGCAAATAATCATGCTATATTCTGACGAATTAGAAAAAAGATAACGATTATAACTTTTGATTTAGAACAAACTTTTTATAAGTGAGCCTTCGGGCTCTTTTTTATTGATTAAAATCAAAGGAGGTGGCGAGAGTGGCAGGCCTGACCGCAAAACAGCAAAGGTTCGTCGAAGAGTACCTTATAGATTTGAATGCAACACAAGCGGCTATTCGTGCGGGTTTCAGCGTCAAAAGGGCTTCTGAAATAGGCTATCAATTGCTACAGAAAACTACAGTGAAAAACGCAATCGACAAAGCTATGGCTGAGCGCTCCCGCCGGACCGGCATCAGTCAGGACAGAGTACTCCAGGAGCTGGCTAAGATAGCTTTTGTCAATGCAACCGATATCATAAACATGGATGATGCCACGATAAAAGGCGATGCCAACAGGGAAGACACGGCAGCCATCGCCAGTATCAGGGTTAAGACTATACCGACTGAAGCCGGAGAAATTACAGAACGAGAAGTAAAGATATGCGACAAACTGAAAGCTCTTGAACTCCTGGGCCGGCATCTTAGTATGTTCAACGATAAGCTCAACGTCAACGCCGAGATGGCCGTCAAGATAGTGGATGATATCCATGATGACAACAGTTAGGTTGACAGAGCTTATTGCCCCAGCATTTTACTGCCTGCACAAGGAGCTCAAACAAGAACTCTACGATGAATACTGGCTTAAAGGCGGCCGAGGATCCACGAAGTCAACCTTTATCAGCGCGGAAATCCCGTTGGGGATGATAAGAGATCCAGATGCAAACGCTGTGGTCTTCCGCCGATATCAGAACGAGCTCCGGGATACTGTATTCGGCCAATTTGAATGGACTTTATCAAAGATGGGCATTGCCCATCTTTTTAAATTTCAAGTAAGCCCGATGCAGATTATCTATTTGCCGACAGGGCAAAAGATAGTTTTTAAGGCGGCGGATAATCCACGGAAGCTCAAATCAGTCAATTTAAGACGCGGATACATCAAATATGCCTGGTTTGAAGAAGTTGACCAGTTCGCCAGCATGGAGGAAATCCGGAATATCCTCCAATCTCTCTTCAGAGGCGAAGGAAACAGGAAGCGCATTGTTTTCTTCTCATACAACCCGCCGAAGTCCGGCCGGGCTTGGGTGAACCAGGAAGCGAAGATCCCAAAGCCAGGGCGCAGGGTTCATCATTCAACATACCTGGACGTGCCGCGTGAATGGCTGGGTGATAGATTCCTGGCCGATGCAGAGCACTTGAAGAAAACAAACGAAATGGCCTATCGGCATGAGTACCTGGGAGAAGAAGTCGGGACCGGGCTTGAAGTGTTTACCAACATAGAGCTCAGGACTATTTCTGATGAAGAAATAGCTATATTCGATCGCATCCGCCAGGGCCTTGACTTCAGATATGCTGTGGATCCGCTGGCATTTGAGCGCATGCACTACGACAGGACACGCCGGCGGCTTTATATATTTGCTGAAATCAGCGGGCTGAATCTGTTTAACAGGCAGTTCTGGGAGAAGGCGCAGCGATATAACGATGTATGGACCACGGCTGACAGCGCTGAACCAAAGAGTATTGCCGAGTTGAAATCGTGGGGCATGAAGATCAAGCCAGCGAAAAAAGGCCCTGGTTCGGTTGAGTTCGGCATCAAGTTCCTTCAGGACCTTGAGGCTATTGTTTTCGATCCCGAACGCTGCCCGTTAGCAGCCAGGGAGTTTATAAATTACTCCCTTGAAACAGACCGTAATGGTATAGTTAAGAGCCAGTTCCTGGACAAGGACAACCACAGTATTGACGCGACACGTTATGCGCTGGAAGATGATATGAGCACAGGAGGATTGAAGATCCTGAAGTAAAGAAGGTGATAGCTTGTTGAGTTTTCTTAAGAACTTAATCCGCAATAATATCAACGTCATGAGCATAGAGGAGATCCTCTATAACGAGATCAAGGAATTCCAGGCATCTGATAAACGGGATTGGATGGTTATCGGCGATAGATATTATCGATGCGAGAATGATATTTATAACCGGAGAATCACCCGAAAAACTGATGACGGTGAAATAGAGGATAAGTCAAAAGCCAACAATAAACTGGCTCATGGCTTTGTTAAAAACCTGGTAGACGAAAAAATCGGATACTTGCTCACTAAGGACTATGCTCTGAAGTGCGATAACGAGGATTATATTCAGAAGGTCAAAGAGGTCCTGGGCGAATACTTCCAATACACCCTTACCAGACTGGGTTATGAGGCAAGTAACAAGGGTATAGCTTGGCTGCAGGTCTACATAAACGAGCAGGGTAAATTCGGCACTATGATAATCCCAGCGGAGCAATGCGTACCGTTATGGAAGGACAACACTCATACCGAGTTGGACGGTATGATCAGGATGTACGTCCAGACTGTGTTTGAAGGTAAGGAAAAGAAAAAGATTACCCGTGTGGAGTATTACACTCTCCAAGAAATCTACTATTACGTCCTCGATGGAGACCATCTCATACCGGATATAGAGCAGCATGAAGGAGGCCCCATCCTCCACTATAAAAAGGGAGAAGAAGGCAGAAGCTGGGGGAAGGTGCCTTTTATAGCCTGGAAGAACAATTACCTTGAGTACCCGGACGTGAGGTTTATTAAGTCCCTGGTAGACAGCTACGACAAATCCAGGAGCGAAATTGATAACTTCATAGAGGAAACTAAGAATCTTATTTATGTTCTGAAGGGTTATGGCGGAGAAAACCTGGCTGAGTTCATGCGGGATCTCAACTACTACCGCGCGATTAAGATTGACGATCCGGAGCATGGTGGTGTGGACACTCTCACACCGAAGATAGACATTGAGGCAGCAAAAGAGCACTTCGAACAGCTCAAACGGGACATTAACGAGTTTGGCCAGGGAGTGCCCAAGGACCTTGATAAGTTTGGAAACTCTCCCAGTGGGATATCTCTGAAATTCCTTTACACCGGCCTGGATCTCAAGTGCAACCACCTGGAGGTAGAATTCCGGCAGGCTTTTAACCAGCTCTTGTATTTTGTCAATGTGTACCTTGCTGAGAATGGGCAAGGTAATTACGAGAATGAACATGTGGAGCTTATATTTAACCGGGATGTCCAGATCAATGAGACAGAAACTATTACCAATATACAGAACAGCAAAGGCATTATAAGCGATAGGACCCTTGTCGCAAATCATCCTTGGGTATCTGATGTTGAAGAAGAATTGAAGCAGATTGAGAAAGAGCGAAAGTCAGATGAGCCACCCATGTTTAATGAGAATGATGAGAGTGATGAATAATGTCCAAGTCTTACTGGGAGAAAAGGCAGAAACGAACCTATCTGGCCGGAGAGAAAAAAGTAAATGAATATTTCAAAGAGCTACAGAAAGCCTTTGAGCAGGCTAAAAAGGAAATCCAGTCGGTCATAAATGATTTTTACATGCGGTATGCAAAAGAGAACAAGATTTCCTTTGCCGAAGCTAAAAAGCTTCTTGATAAGGCCGAGATAGGAGAGCTGAAGGATTTTATTGCTAAGGTCCAGGAGCATATGGGTGAATATAACCTGGAACTTAACAATATGTCCATTAAGGCAAGGATCACCCGATATCAGGCTCTTGAAAAGCAAATTGATGCAATACTCCAGCAGATGTATGCTATTGAATACGAGCTTAAGGGAGAAGAACTTCTGAAAGAAGTTTACTCGGACAGCTATTACAGGACCTGGTTTAACATAGACCAGTATCACGGTTTCCACCAAGAGTTTGCCCAAGTGAACCCGCGGACTATTGATGAGCTGATCAGATACCCGTTTAATGGTGCGGATTTCTCCAGCCGGATCTGGAAGCAGAAGGACCACATGCTGCAGGCATTGACCGAAGATATTACGACCATGCTGGTGCAGGGCAAAAACCCGCAGACGCTTGCCGAGGATTTTGCAAAGAGGTTCAAGACCAAAGAGTTTGAAGCCTACAGGTTGCTTCATACAGAGAGCAGCTTTATTATTGAACAAGGAAGCCTGGCGGCATATAAGGAGGACGGTGTGGAGAAGTATCAGATCCTGGCTACCCTGGACATGAAGACATCGGATATATGCCGGGAGCAGGATGGGAAGGTATATGATGTCGATAAAGCAACAGTAGGAGTAAATTATCCGCCTTTCCATCCGTTCTGCAGAACCACAACGGTTCCGTATTTTGAGGACGTTAAGGAGAAAGGAACCAGGGTGGCAAGGGATCCTAAGTCAGGCAAGAGTTATGAAGTTCCTGCGGATATGAATTATAAACAGTGGTATGATTTATATATTACAAAAGAAACCGAGAAAGAATTTAATGAAAAAGTTGTCGGCACAGTAACAAGCAATGGTTTTAAAATAGCAACTGTGTCAAGGCATGCGATTGAACAGGCAATAAGGAGGAAAGTGCCTGTTGATGATGTCAAAGATGCATTGATAAAACCGATTGGTTTTGGTGCCACAGTCAATGTGAATACTGATACAGGAGCTATTGCGACATTATGGAAAACTGGGACCTCAACAAGAAGAAAATATGGAGTGAATAAGAATGGAGATTAAGTTTAGTGAAGCTCAATTAAAGGTCCTTAAAAAACTTGGACTTAATTACAATTCAACACAGGATCTTTCCGAAGATGAGCTCATTGATTTGGAAGAGAGAGTAGGTGATTATCTTACGCTTCATTGTTTAGACGAAGATTATGAACCGAATGAGGAAGGGAAGATCTGCGAAAGTATTTTGGATTTACTGACTGAATTATAATACCACCTATCGCATAAATAGCGGCAGGTGGTATTTTGTTAGGGAGTGATTTTATGGACAACTTTAAAATCATCTATAAAATTTTAAAAGTGTTAGAAAGGGCTATGGATTATGAAGAGCCTGATTTATCCTTAATATCTGCTGAAGC